CCTGAAGTAAAAGATGACCTAATTTAATTTGACCATCTAAATCCATTATGATAGATACTCCCACATAAACGAACGATCTCCATATTCATCTGCTTGAAACCAACGATCACCTTCAGAGTCAGTAAAACTATCACCACCTAAACCATCGTCCATGAAACCAAATGGTGCCATATCCTGTTCAATCTGATTCTTCTGTTCTTCATATAATCTCTTTCTTACATCTTGATCAGTCAACTCTTTAAAGTAATCCATCTGGACCAACCAAGCATAGATGACAAGACACATTGCCAGGTCATCGTTACAACCTTCCTCTGCCTCAAACGAGTTATGCTTTGAAATAAAGGTTGTCAGTTCGGAGATAATCTCATAGTCATTAAAAATTAGTTTGTCTTCCTCAATTAATGTCTTTAGATTGAGTGACCCAACTTTCTTGACAGTCTTTGACATCTTGACACCAAGTTGTGTTTTTTTGCCAGAGAATCCTTGACCAACAATCTGTCCTGCTCTACCTCTCATAGAACACATCAACAGATTCTGATATTCAAGATCATATTGAAGGATGCTAGCAACCTGATCTCCAATATCATTTACCTCACACAAAATAAATGCACTATTATAACTCTTTGCTACTTCATAAATTATGTTTGGAAATAGCATCGGTTTAATATCATTGTTTCTATATTTTGCAACGACTCGATGAGGAAACTCTGTAATATCAACTAGAACAAATGCTGAATAATCTTCCCCAACACCTCTTGCAACGTCAACTGTCATTACATAGTCATGATTTTCCTTAGATGGTTCATAAACATCTAATCCAGCGTTTCTTTGAATAGGACTGTCATAGATTAGAGTTCTTAATTTACTTGGTGCAATCAGTGTATCAACTGATCCTAAGAACTCACACTCAAACTCAACCTTAAACTGTTGCTCTGAGGTGTTTGCTATTGTGGTTTCTTTCCATTTATCATCTCTTCCTGGAACTTCAGACCAGTGAACATCAGTAGGAATATATTCATTTTTATTTTTTTCTGCATCATGCCACATACGGTAGAAATGATTCATACCGTGTGGAGTAGATACGATAATTACCTTGGTGTTTTTACCAGAAGTAATAGTAGGATAAACAGAGGCAAAGAACGAGTCAGCAACGTGATTTGGGACAAACGCGAACTCGTCGAGAAAGAGGATGTTAAACGACATACCTCGGACAGCACTTGCAGACGTAGATGCTGCCAAAATTTTACTGCCATTTTCTAACTCCAGAGATCCTTTGTTCCATGCAATAATACCCTGCTGCATCCATTTGGGCAAGTTTTCATAAGCAGTTTGCAACCTTCCAAGAAGTTCTCTTGCCGTTGCTGCCTTGTTTGCCAGAATACCAATATTAACACTGTCATTGAAAACAGCATAATGCAAAAGGTAAGATACAACTGTAGTAGATTTACCAGTCTGTCGTGGCATCTTACAGATATTAAATCTGTTATTATGAAAGTTGTTGATTAACTTCTCTTGAAAGTGATAGGGATGAAACTGAGTTAGACCCTCATCCAGAGAGACAATCTTAATATAATTATTAGCAAAATAAACAGGATCTTCTTTACACTTCATGAATTCACGAATATTTTCTTCTGTAAATTCAATCTGTGTATTTGCTTTTTTTAGATTGGGATTGCCAAGATATACATTATCAGACATAATTTACTCAACAATTCCACTTTCTAAGAGATTTATTAATTCTGCTATCTGGATCATTAGCAGTTTTGGACGAAGTAAGTTTTTTCTTCATTCCTTTCATTCTAGCGCAGAATGATGCCCTACGGGGGTTTCCAACCTTTTTGCTTGGTGCTTTAAGGTCAGATCCTGGATTTTCTCTTTCGTAAGACTTACGTCCCTTTTCGTTGAGTCCACCTGATTTGTTTTTTCCTTCCTTCTTTGTCCATGCTGCCCCTTCTGCATGAAGGACTGGTTCTCCGGGTTCATACTCCGAAACTTTGTAAGATAGTAGTTTCGCACCAGGATAAACTTTTGAGATCTGATCTTGAACATCGGATCTCTTGGGAACAGACACCTGAGGGAAGAACATCTTCAACATAAAATACTTACCTCTAAAATTAAAATAAGTATCAACAAGATTGCCAGTCTTTGCTGGAATTCTTACTGCTTCACTAACTTCATCGGGACATGCATCAACACCATGTACAGGACACTCTTTGCCCTTTTTAGTGTGAGAACATTCTACTTCTTCCTTCTTTACACAATTATTATATCTCTTACCAAACATCATTTTAGTGCCTTTCTTTTCGTAACCAGGCCAGCACTTTTGTGCTTTCTTTTCTTCAAGTTCAAACTCTTCTTTCTTGGTTTTGTTGCCCCAATTTTTTGCACCGACTTTACGGCATTTGACTAGTGCTCCTGACGCATATGCACTTGGCCAAACAGAATAACGAGACTTGACCTTATGGTAGCAAGCATCTTTCTTGCCTTCCTCAATTTGAATCTCATCACCAACTTCTACGTTATTTTCTGCAAACCATCCACGATTAACTTCCAGTGCATAGAGCACTTCTCCTTCAGATGCTACTGGAGATTCTTCAAATGGTTCTAATTCTTTAATACTCTCAATGACACCTTCTTCTGTAATAAAAGCAATGTCAAGAGGAATTCTAGTTTCAGTCATATGAAAAGACTGCTGAGCAGACTCATCAAATATAAACAGCATTCCACTGTTTGTATCAAGACTTTCACGGAACATGAGACCCAAGTTAAAATCTCTGATATTATTAGGAATTTCAATAGTAAGTGGTAAAGTTACAAATCCCTCACTAATACCTGCTTTTCTCAATCGTTTAGCTTGACTCTTATGCATTTCAACTGCTTTATCTAATTCTTTAGCAATACCTTTTACGTTCTTTTTCATTTCTTCTTTCATGGTTTTCTTGGGTTTATCAGTTGAAACGTATGTTGGTTTTGCTGCTCCTGTCTTTTGTGGTTGACCTGGATCAGCAGCTCTCTTCCTTCTTTGTGCTGAAAGTCTTTCTGATTTACTCATACTTGCTCTTTTAGCAGAAGAAACGCATTTAGGTGTTGTTTTTTGACCAGGTTGTCTAGCACAGGGTTTACCTGAAACAACTTGTACCCAACCAGGTTTTCCACCTTTAGATTTTGATTTACCAAACCAATCACGAAGACCCTCTTCATTTACAGTTTCTTCATTTGTTACATAATCTGCTGCAGTATCAATATAATCTGCTGCTTTGGTAATTTTTGACTGAACCCATGCTGGAAGTTCACCCTCTCCTTTTTTACCCATCTTTTTATTAAGACGTTTCGCAGCATTCATAACTGTCTTTAGTTCTGAACGTGCCATGGAATATTCATGATCTTTTTTGGTTTCTTCGGACATACCGTTTCCACCACCATTACCGTTGCCGTTACCACCATTCCCATTTCCATTACCATTACCGTTCCCATTCCCATTTCCATTCTTTGGTTCATCAACTGAATGTCCATTTTCTTTACGGAGCATACCAGCACGTCCAACAGATTTGAATCCTGCAGGAATTGGTTTACACTTTTTATCAGTATAACAATAATATTGTCCTGCTGGACAACGACCATTCTTTTCTTCTTTCATAGTGGTAGTAATTCTTTTTTTACCTACACCAGGGAGATATTCTCCAAACTTTCCTGCTTTAGGATCATTATTATCTACATCACCATCCACATCACTATCAACTCTTTTAGATGCTTTTTTAGCAAGTTTTCTAACGTTGCTATTAGGAACTTCTATTTCACCATGAACATTCTTTTCTTCATTCATTTTCTTAGTCTTCTTTTTCATAATATTGATAAACTTTCTGTAGACTGCTGCTTCTGAAGTTTTACCCATTTCTCTTGCTCTCTGTTCCATGGCAACAGCTGCCTGAATCTTATGAGCATGTGATCTAGAAGAATTACGAATTTTGGAAACAGATGCTTTAGCAGTCGCAACGTCCTTGAATCCAAGTCCATGAATCGTACCTTTTGGATTTTCATCCGTATAAAGGTCAGAATGTTTCTTGGAATTTGCTGGTTGCCCAGGTTTTCTTGGAATGCGGGGGTTGCTCATTTTGCTCTTTTTTTACGACCGGCACAATGTGCTTTTTGTGAGAATCCTTTCGGATTTGAGCAGTCAATACTCTTTTTATATTTATTACTCCAAGATTCTTGAAATTGTTTAAAAGTTTTCATAGTCCAATTATAGTAAGTGGATCACTAAAAACTGTTGCCACACCTGTTGATGTATCTAGTTGAACTCTATTACTTTCATAGTTCAATCTAGTCATATTTCCTAAGTTAGTTCCATCACTTGATACACCAACTTGACTTGAACCATTTACTGAACTTAAAAGTCTAGGCATTAGTTTGCTGTCTCCAGAACTGAAAGAAGAATTTTAAGTGTTGTGTTTGCACCAGCACTTGCTTTGAATGAGTCGTTTGTTTCTAAAACTAACTTTCCATCTAAAGGAATATATGCATCATTAACAGGAACACTTGCTTCATTAATTATCTCTGTTTCTGTTCCAGATCTTACATGTTTGCAAGTGACAGTGGTCGATGACGAACCATAGTTAGTAATATGTGCATATAAGATAATACCAGTATATCCTGCTGGTGCAGTGTAAATTGTTTGATCATCGGTTGTCAAAATTGCAGTTTCAGTTTGAAATCTATTAAGTGCTAATTGTGCCATTTAACTGAGTGCTAAGATAAAGGGTGTTATTTCTGAGAACAAACTCTTGGAAAATGCTCTTCCACTGATAGTTCCTGTTGCTTGGTTAATCTGAAGATCATCACCAATACGGAAATTACCTGCTTGGTCTGTACTTGTATAAATTACTCTTCCACCATTTTGACTTACAACTTCATTTGCTTGTATCGTAACTCCACCTCGTTTTGGTGTTGCTAAAGTAATTGTATTACCAGAACCGATATATTCAAATGTATGAGAACTTGCAACAATCTTACTTTGTTGGAAGAAGTAAGCAGTAGAACCAACTCCGACTGTATTAATTAAGTTTTCTGCAAGTGTTAATGTTGTAATTCCAGAAACGATGGGTGTAGCACTATTTATTGTAAAATAAGTATCTGCCATATTTGCAGTGGCAGTTGCTGTATTGATTCCACTTTGTGGACCTGAAATAGTTATTGATGGAGTTGATGTATATTGACTTCCACTACTAATAATTGAAATCTCAGTGACAGCACCATTTTCGATAGTAGCAAATGCAGAAGCAGTCTCACCATTTGGACCAGATGGGGAATCTACGGTTACTGTTGGTGCTTGAGTGTATCCAGTTCCTCCTGAACCAACAGTGATTGTTTCTACAGATTTAAATAACTGATCAAAATATACAACTTGTCCATCATATGGTCTTGTAGTAACTGCACCAACGTTAATGGTTACATTATCTTGAGATGCAGCAGCAGAGGCAGTGACAATTCCAGTAAACTGCTCTGGACTTACTCCATCAGCAACTAAACCTAAAGTTCCAAAACTACAATTACTATTAGCAAGATCTGCCTGTCCACCTTTATGAACTTGAATTGCTTTGTCGCAACAAATAGTAAATACAGAAACTAACTGAGCATAACCTTCGTTTGTAACTGCAACACCAACACCACCTTGATTATATTGGGTGAATGCATCAACGTTCATTGATTTTGTTTTAACTGCCTTATCACCATCAATAAAAATACCAGTTCCAGTTGTAGTGTCACTGGTGCAGTTTTGAATGTATGGACCCTTCCACTTTCCACCACCAACATTAGTAGCTCCTGCTGTTGGGAAAGCAATTGCTGCAGCAGGTGCAGTGTGCCCTGAGAATGTTATATTGGCAACCTTACATGCTTTATTTACATGGAAGATGTCACTAGTTGGTGTGTTAGGTAAAACTTTTACAGTTCTTAAATCATCACCAACAACAGCAGTAAATGCAGGGAGTTCAATAGGATTACTTTCAACGTAATTGCCAGAAAGAACTTTAATTGTAGTTCCGGATTGTGCTATTGATACTGCACCTGCAATCGTTAGTTTTGCATTATCAATTGATGTTCCATTATTATCATCACTTCCATCCTTAGCAACATATAGAACGTTTGGTGCAGAGTTAATACCTGTTGCAGAGGCATTAATTGTAACATTATCTCCAAGTATAACCTCTGAGTTTGAAATAGTGACAATACCAACAGTAATTTGATTATTGTCACCATCAACTGTAACTGATGCAGTACCAATCGTTAGAATGCCAGTAACTCTTGCATCTCCTTGAACCAAAAGTGCAGTTGTTGCTGTTCCAGTTTGAACCTCAATACCACTTCTAAAGGTACTTAATCCAAGAGAATCTACATTTTTAACATCTTCATATGTAATTGTGCCTGCAACATTTACATTTCCTGTTGCTTCAATATCACCAACAACAAAAAGTGATACATCAGATTTAGCAGTGGTCGTGGCAATACCAACATTTTTTGTTGTACTAATACCAATACTGTTTGATGCCCATGTTCCACCTGCACCAGCATTATTTGCTACTGTCAACCATTTTGAATTCGTTGCATCGTATTGAAGAATAAAATTATCAGCAAGACCAGAAATATCTACATCATCTAGATCTTTAATAAACCCTGCACCACCTCCACCAATTGTAGAAATTTGTTGTTGAATTCTATTAATGAATAATCTGTAATGATTTGCTAGATCATCAAGAGTAGCAAACTTTTGATCCATTGGAGTCAAAGGATCACTTTTTCCCCCTAAAGATTCTTTATCACTAGGTGGTTCGTTAAGAAGACCTTCAGATAAATTTTTCTGCTCTGTTTTAATAGTGCGAACTAGTTTTCTAAGATCTTTGATATCTGCTCTAATAAATCTTAGATCATC